ATTAATATTTATTAATCTAAATCAATTCTTACTTTTATAATTAAACAAATCGTGTATTTGCATTGTGATAATTAAACGAATTGGATAATTCTCTCTAAAACATACAATTATGAAACGCTACAATTTATCTCAAATCATGAAAGACGCTCATAGATTCTACAGAAGTAATTCAAGAATGGGTAGAACCTTTGGCGAATGTCTGAAACTCGCTTGGACTTGGGCGAAAGACGCAATTAAGTTCAAAGAAGAAAGAGAAGCTAAGATAAAGGCTATGCTAGCTAATCAGAAGCCAGTAGAGCATAAATCTTATAATGATAGTAAGATTACTTGGGCTGACTGCTACAATGTGAATAGCAAAGGTTATATGAGTAGTCAGTATTGCGGTGATTGAAATCAAAGTAAGATAGAAATGAATGAAGTATAAACATTAAAATATAAAAGTTATGGCAACAATTGAATTAAGAGAAAACGATATGCGCAGGGCTGTGAATCTCAATCGTAAAAACGACTATGGCTTGTATGCCGAACAAATGATGCGTCTTATTAGTAACCACAAGAAAGGCGATGCGTACAAGCGCGCTTTGATAGAGTTTCGTTTGACAGATATAAATCTTCATCGTGAGGTTGAGATGCTTATTAATGGTAAGTATGACGAGTTGAGAGAACAGGTAAAAAAGTGGTAACTATAAAAGAAATGACTATGATACTAATAGCTGAAAATCGAGAAGTAAAGATATACCGACATAACACAGTTGGCGGGTGGATTAACGTATATCAGTTCAAAAATGGCGAATTATCATTTGGGGCTAAAAAAATATCAACTCTGAATAGATTTGAGAAAACACAAGTTTATAAAGCGATTTGTAGAGTACTAACACATAAAATATAACGATTATGACAACAGAAATCAACATCGAAGAGGTAAAGAGCAAAGCTGTTCATTCTGATTTATTAAAAGCAATGTATCTCATTAATCAAGCCCGTAGTATAGTTTCGGGTACGATGGATGAGAAAGAATTACGGGATGCCGGACAATGGGACTGTTTGGATGATACAGTTTCAAGGCTGAATGAATGTTCTCGTAATGTGAGCTACATTATTGGCACGATTATAACAAATAGAGTTTCGGTTCTAACGACCTAACACGATTATCAAAAGGCAGCTCGCACGACTTTAAAGGCTGCCTTATAAATTCCATAGTTATGAACCTCAAAACGAGACCACCACCAAAAACTTCACGACAATGAAATCATTGTCGTGTTATGGTAAAATAAAACTCTCTCTCTTACACGATTATATAATAAGTTTGCAAACAGAAACAACGCAGCTATCCTCACGGCTGAAAAATATAACCCCGCCATTGGTAAGAAGTGAGGAGCTTGCCTTTGGTGGGGTTCAATTTTTAAAACTGTGTAAAAGTATGAATAATATTCAGATTTTCCAAAATGAGCAGTTCGGAAAAGTAAGAATTGCGATGAATGAGAGTGATGAACCTTTGTTTTGTTTGGCAGATGTGTGCAGTGTTATAGGCATTGCTAACGCAAGAAATGTGAAGTCACGACTGGATTTAGAGGATGTCCGCCAAATGGACACCCTTACAGAAGGTGGAAAACAACAAGTTACATTTATAACCGAAAGCGGTTTATATGATGTGATAATTCGCAGTGACAGCGAAAAAGCAAAGCCGTTCCGCAAATGGGTGACAAGCGAAGTACTGCCATCCATTCGTAAGCATGGTGCATACATGACGCAAGAGACACTTGAAAAGGCTTTGACCTCACCCGATTTTCTGATTCAACTTGCAACCAATCTAAAAGAAGAAAAGCAAAAGCGTATTGAAGCAGAACAGAAGATACAAAAAGATGCGCCTAAAGTTCTTTTTGCCGATGCTGTTTCAACTTCTCAACGTTCTTGCTTGGTTGCTGAACTGGCAAAGATACTACAGCAGAACGGTGTGAATATCGGTCAGAACCGCTTGTTTACTTGGATGCGCGAAAACGGCTATCTCTGCCAGAAAGGGCAATACTACAACCAACCAACGCAGAAAGCTATGGAATTGGGGCTTTTTGAATTGAAGCAAACTTCAATTAATAAACCAGATGGCTCTGTATTAGTGAAAGTTACTACCAAAGTAACAGGCAAAGGGCAGATTTACTTTGTAGAAAAGTTCTTGGGTAAAGATGCGGCTTAAATAATAATGCGCACCTCATTAAATTGGGGTGCGCTATTTATATAAACTAAAATCATTTTATATATGGCAAAACTTGTATTTCGCGTACAGTCTGATTGGGAAGAAGTCGTAAGACTCCGTAGTGAAATAGCTAAATTAAAGCAGGAGTTGAAAAATGTGGATGGAACACAATCCCCTGCTACCTTCAAAACTCTAAATACCCAACTTGCTATATCCAATCAAAGATTGGATGAACTGGTGACTAATGCTGCTAAAGCCGGAGCTGAAATAGAAATGGGATTTAAAAAGAAAATTTTTGATGCCTCTCAATCTGTTAACGGATTCGCAGAAAAGATTATTGCTCAAAAGGCAGTAGTTAAAGATATTGAAACTGATGTAAAGCGCCTAGGAGAATCGTATCGCATAACACTAAAACGCAACCCTCTATCTGCAACTGGTAAGCTGGAAGAATACAATGCTGCTCGCAAAGCCTTAGATGAAGAAAAGGCAGCTTTGTTCGGACTTACCCAGCAACAAGCTGAAGCTCGTCTTTCTGTGAAAAAGCTCCGTGACGAATACGCCCTTTACAACGATAATGCCAAAGAGGTTGTAGAAAAAAACAATGGCATTGCAATTTCTTGGAAGAAAGCATTGGCGGTTATTGGTGGTGCTGGAGTATTAAAGGCATTAGGTTCTGAAATAATTCGTGTTCGTGGCGAATTTCAATCCATGCAGACCGCTATTGAGACTATGGTTGGAAAGGATATGGCAGGGCAACTGATTCCGCAAATCAAGGAGCTGGCTAAGATTTCTCCACTTACTATGTCAGATATGGTTGGAGCAGAAAAGATGATGCTTGGATTTAACATACAAGCAGAAGACACTATCAAATACTTGAAAGCCATTAGTGATATTTCTATGGGGGAATCCAGTAAGTTCAATTCGCTAACTTTGGCATTTTCACAGATGTCAGCAGCGGGTAAACTTATGGGGCAGGATTTGAATCAAATGATAAACGCTGGATTCAACCCGTTACAGATTATCTCCGAAAAGACTGGAAAATCTATCGCAACTTTGAAAGATGAAATGTCCAAAGGTGCTGTTTCCGCTGAAATGGTTCAACAGGCATTCATTGATGCAACTTCCGCAGGTGGTAAGTTCTATAATATGTCTGAGAATGCTTCAAAGACTATCAATGGTCAGTTGTCTATGATGCAGGATGCTTTGGATTCCGTGTTTAACGAATTGGGAACAAAGTCGGAAAGTGTTATCATGGACGGTATTCAAATGACACTTCGTTGATTCAGAATTATGAAACAGTAGGTAAGGTCTTGGCTGGATTAGTGGTTACTTATGGTACATACCGGACCGCAGTGATGCTTGTTACTGCTGCCGAAAGTAAACATACTCTTGTGGAGATTGGACTTACCAATGCCCGTTTATTGGCACGAAAAGCGCAGTTAGCTTTAAACGCTGCAATGCTTACCAATCCTTATGTGTTGTTGGCTACTGCTGTAGTAGGACTTGGAGTTGCAATGTTGGCTTTCCGCGATTCGGCAACAGAAGCAGAAAAGGCACAGAGAAGGTTTAATGAACAGCAAGAAGAAGCTAAAAAGCAAGAAGAAGAACACAAACAGAAGATTGATTCCCTCGTACAAAGTTCTCGTGATATAGCGTTGTCGGATTTACAAAGAGGTCGAAGTTTAGCGGAGTTAAGAAAAGAATACCCTAAGATATTCGCTCAATATGACATCGAAACCATTAAGTTGGCTGATATACTTAAACTAAAGCAACAGATAACGGAAGAAGATGCGAAACGTGCCGGAGAAAAGCAAACCAAGGAACTTTCTAACATTGAATCTGAAATCAAATATTACGAGAATCTGCTGAAAACTCTTTCCGGTCAGCAAGGCGTTGATGGATATGTGAAGAAACTAAAAGAATTGCGTGCTATGCGTGATGTCATGCTGCAAGAAAAAGGCAAAGGCATCTCCGAACAGTTCATTTCCAATCTTAAAGATGTTAATACTAATGAGTTTGACCGCTACATCTCTGAGTTGGAGAAGCGTATCAGAGGAAAGGGGGAAAATGGAACTGTGAAACTTCGTTTGCCTATTGATATTAAGGGTACTTTGTCTGATGAAGCAATCTATAATGTGAAAGACATAAAAACACTTATAGATACAGCAAAATCAGTCAAGCAAACCCGAATTGATTCAGAGAAGAATAAAACCACTTACAAACAAGATTATGAGAAAGCGAAGAAAGACTGGGAGGATGCCAAAAAGAAACTATCTGAAATAGAAAAGGACAAATCTAAATTTACTTCAAAGCAATACGAAGAAGCTAAAAAGCAAAAAGAAACTACCGAAAAAGCATACAAAGATTTAGGAGGTATCACTGGCAATGCTTTATCTAAACAAGAAAAAGCTATTGAAAAGCAAAAAAAAGACCAACAAAAATCAGCCGAAGAGCTTCTGTCTCTCCGTCGCCAAAATCAACAGGCGGAAATAGATCTTATGAAGGAAGGCACAGAGAAAAAGCTAAAACAGATTGACCTTGACTATCAAAAAGAACTTGACGCCATCAAGAAACAAGAAAAAGATTTGAGTGAAAGACAGGGTGGAAAGTTGACTTCGGAGCAGTCTATTGAAATTTCCGCTCGTTATACCAATGCTGAAAATAAAAGAGAGAAAGATATAGCCGATGTAAGTAAGGAATTAAATTCCATACTAGATAAATATCGTGATTATTCAGCTCAACGCATAGCTATAGAGAAGCAGTATCAAGACGATGAAAAGAAACTTAGGGACGGATTAGCAAAAGCTAAAAGCGATTCTGAAAAGAAACAATATGAAGATGCCCTAAAAGAACTAGAAAAACAGCGTAAAGAAAACTATAGATTCTATTTCAAAAAGCGAAATCGAAGATTCTGGCGTTTGGAAAATGTTAATGGGAGATGTTGATGCATTACCTACAGATATGCTTGAACAATTATTATCTGATGCTGAACAACTTGTCAAGACTACAAACTTGTCGGCTACAGATATGAAAGCTATGATGGATACCATAAATAATGCTCGCCAAAACCTTATAGCTCGCAACCCTTTCAAGACATTGAAAGAAGAATATGAAAAGTATCAGAAAGCAATAAAGAAAGGGGATAAACAGGGAGCCTTTACTTCATGGAGTAATGTGGAACAAGCTAGCGAATCTATAAAGAGTAATATTTCAACATTAGGGTCCTCTCTATCTTCTCTTGGAACTACTTTTTCCGATGAACTGGGAGAAGGCATCCAAAAAGCGGTAGATATTATAAATGACGGCATCACAGCATTTGAAGTATTCGGCAAAACTGGTGAAAAGTCTGCCGGTGACACAGTGAAAGGCATTAGCGGAATTGTTGGGATCATAACTACATTAGTGGGTACTGTAATGAATGCCTTTGATTCTACAAAAGCAGAACAAGAAAGAAATATTGAATATCAACGTAGACAGGAAGGATATTGGGATTCTATAAATTATCAAGTAGAACGTTATCTGGAGTTGCTCAAAGAAGCCGCAGGAAATGATTATTTTGCAACAGCTACCCAATCATTAACAACACTTGAAAAAGCCAGAGAGAAGGCATACAGGGACATAGTTAAATCTATGCCTGTTGGTGATGTTGATGCTGTAACATTTGGGCTTGCTCAACTTTTTAAAAGTGGTAAGTTTGCTGGCAAAATGACTGAATATGCCTTCGGAGGTCCGCAAGCTAAAGAAATATTTGATTTCATACAAGCTAATGGAGGATATGATCTACAAAACAAACTCATATCAGAGGAAGCGATTTGGGCGATGAAAAGCAATGCCGACATCTGGTCTAAGTTACCGGAATGGATGCAACAAGCTATTGACAAATTTGTAGAGCTCAACGACCAGACTAAGGAGCTAGAAGAGACTTTAAATGAGGATTTATTTCAAACGACTTCACAAGGTCTCGAAGAAGCAATACTGGAAGGATTAAAAGGAGGAAAAAGAGGAATCGCAGATTTTGGAGAAGATTTTGAAGAGATAATGCGCAACGCCTTATTACAATCGTTCGTTATAGACCAACTAAGAGGTAAAGCACAAGAGTTTTATAAAAAATATACCCTTTTGGCTGATAGTGACGAAAACGGAAAACTTGATTTAACAGCAGAAGAGATAAGCGATCTTAGAAAAGATTGGAATGATATTATAAAAGCTGCTACAGAAGAAGCAAAGAATATTGATGCCATTGTTGGTGGTTCTTCCTCTTCATCCCAAGAAGCTTCAAAGAAAGGCTTTGCCACTGCGTCACAGGATTCAATCGACGAGCTTAACGGGCGTTTCACCGCCTTGCAAATAGCCGGAGAAGAAATTAAGAATCAAAGTATAACTCAATCCCAATCATTAAATATTCTAACGATGAAAGCGGATACACTTATTTCCATAAATACGGAAACGAGAAATATAGCCGATGACACACGTGATTTGATAGCAAGTTCATATCTCGAACTTGTTCAAATCTCCGAAAATACCGGAGCAATAATAAAACCCATCCAGCAAATGCAGAAGGATATGGCGGAAGTTAAAAACAATACCAAAGGATTATCAACAAAATAAATGGTTATGGCAGATTTATTAATAATGGTAGAGATGCTTACAAGACTTGGGGTGTAAGAATGGGAGATAAATTCCTTGATGTGCTTGGTGCATCATTACCTATGAAAGAATTTATTGAAAATAAATCCCGATTAGAACATGGAAAACGTGTAATAATTAATAATCCCAAAATTGATGAACGGGAAATAACGCTCTCTTTTACCATAGAAGGCAATTCTAAATCTGATTATCAAGCAAAAAAAAGGGCTTTTTTTGAAGAATTATACAAAGGTGTGATTGATATTCAGATTCCAGCTAACAGCAGTGACATTTATCACTTGATTTATTTAGGTAAAAGTATCACCTATGCGCAGAGTTTAGACAGAACTTTTGGTAAATGCTCAATGAAGTTTTGTGAACCAAACCCGAGTTTAAGGACCTAATTTACGACATTGATTTCATTGTCGTATATGCGAGTGCCCAAAATTGGGTACTCTTTCTTTTATCTCCGAACTTTGGTGTGTTATGGAATCAGTAGACATCAAAGACATATCCGGCAACATTCGCTTTTCGACTCCTATTAAAGAGGGGGCGAAGAGACGCTTCCTTTTGATGCAGGAAGATTATATCACTTTGCTATTTAGCCTTTCCAATCCGGTTTATTTCAAACTAGGCGACTACGTAGACAATGAGTTGGGAATATTCGAGCTTGTAGACCTGTATAAGCCTACCTACAATACAACGACAGGTGAATACGACTACGAACTCCGCCTTGATGCTTATTACTGGAAATGGAAGAACAAGAAGTTTTTCTATACACCGGAAACCACCGGACGCGAAGCCGCATGGAATCTTACCGCTACCCTTGACACGCATTTGAAAGTCTTTCTTGATAACCTGAAAGCACTCGGATACAAGTTCAGAGAGGAAGAGTTTACATACGAGATTGACAGCACAGTGGAAAACACTTCCAAGCTCGTTTCCTACGATAACGTGAATCTGATCGACGCTCTCACACAGATGGCGGAGACATGGGAGTGTGAATGGTGGATAACAGAGCACGTTATTCATTTCGGACGTTGTGAATATAGTTCCCCTGTTGATTTCAAAGCCGGTGACTTGACAGACACAGAAAATGTGAATGTCAACAGCATGACACGCAGCGACAGCCAGACCACGTATGCGACCCGTATCTACGCTTTCGGTTCCACCCGTAACATTCCTTCCAGCTACCGGAAAGAATTGATATTTGACGTTAAAGAGGTTAATGGACGTAATATATCCGACACGTCAAGGCCGCTCAAAATAAACTACTTTCCGTCACGAGTTACATATAAGGAAAACTACGCTGCTAGTAGCAACGAAGGCAGCGGACCTTTTACTCCTTCTTATACAGAATGGACACTTGATAAAGCTTTAACTTCATCAGCCAAAGGTGGTTCTTATAAAATTGTTTCAGAAGGAATTTCAATCAATATATCAACAGCCGTTCCGCAAATAGGGAACCGTGCTTTTCTACCGGCAGGAGATTATATATTGAAGGCGTCATATATATATAATGTTTCCGGGGAATCAAAAGAGGTGATTATTGGAAATCAGACCGTTTCATTAGCCCAAAATCAACAATATGAGATTGTGTCTAAAATACAGGTTTCCGACACGTTGGTTATCGACAAAAACAGTTCTGATTTAAAAGTAAGGGTATACGTTCACGTACCAGCTCCAGCTTCTTCCGAGCTGTTATCGACTTTCCAGGCGTATGTAACATACGATATTAACGTGTATGGCGGTTCTTCTGCAACGACTTCCGTAACATTCCTTTCCGGTGCAAATGCCGGACAGACTTTTGCTGCTGTTTACAATCCCGACCTTTTAACCGGTGACGCAGCAAACATTATCCAGTTACTGGAAGGTGTAACCGCCTCTTTAGGTAATCGGTACACCATTAACAACATCATAAGCGGTAAAGTTCCTGATAACTACTTTAGTAAGGATGACAAGGAAATGACCCTTAACGGAGTTGTTCAGAAACGTCTTATGCTCCCGGAGGGTATTTCTTATGTAGATGCTTATAAATACAGCCCGACCGGTGAACGTATCAATATCGGAGATGAACGCTATAATGATCCGGATAACGTGGAAATGCCAGAAGAGGAAGCAATCGAAGAGATCGTTATATTTGAGGATGAATATCCCCAATACAAGGGCACAATATCCAGTGTCAGCCACGATGACAAGGTAGACGATAACGATAAGGAATATCGGATCTATAATTTCAAAGATACGGGACTGAAGAACTTTACAGAAGATTTTAGGCTGGATGGTGAGGAACTTCACATGATATTCCAAACTGGCAAGCTTGCCGGGATGGACTTTGCTATCAATATTGTAGAAAGCGATAACACCGGAACAACCTTCGAAATTGTCCGCAATGAGGATTACGGTCGCTTTCTTCCGGATGATGTTCTTTATCCGCAAACCGCACACATGGAGGACGGTGAAGAAGTCCCCGCAGACACATATATCCTTTACGGCTTTGATACCGCATACATCTCCGAGCAGATGTTGCCGGACGCAGAGCAGGATTTACTCAAAAAGGCAAAGGAGTACGTAAAGAAATCCATGATTGACCCGTCCACCTACGATTGTGAGATGGATGCTGATTTCATCTACAATAAGGGTAATATTCGTACATACGAAGTCGGGGCTAAAGTCAACCTGATAAATAAGGCATTTTTCCCGGAAGGCAGACAATCAAGAATAATCGGTTTCGAGTGGCCGCTGGATATTCCTTACGATCACCCGATTTATACAGTCGGTGAGACGGCTTCATATTCCCGTATCGGTGAGATAGAGAGCAAGCTTGATTCCCTTACTTACAAGGGACAAACCTATTCCGGCTCTGCTGTCGGAGGTGGTGGAACGAGTGTGTATGTTATTGGGGTTAATGACAAGACAATCCCGTCTGACAGAAACGTATTCTCCGCAAAGAGATCACTTGCCACCTTCTTGAACAAGGCGCAGGAGGAGACAATGGAGTTTCTTATCAAGCTGTTAGGCGGTATTATTACCGACAATATAGAATCCCAGAACTTTATTCCCGGTGCACTTGGTTCAGGATTCCTCATCAAACGCGATCCAAAGACCGGACGGTCATACATCGAGGTTGATGAGCTGTATGTAAGACTGAAAGCAATATTTGAGTCTTTAACAATCAAGGAGCTTCAATCGGTAGGTGGTGAGGTTCTTCTGACATTGGCTAGTATCGAATGCACGAAAGTGGAAAAGATTTCAGAAGCGCTTCTTTATGATGCAAACGGCTTTCGCCTTTATGATGTTGATGGGAAAGCATTATTATCATCCATAGCAACTGGAGGTGTCTACCGCTGTTATTTTACGACTGATGACGGTGAGAAAGCCATTATCAACCAATTCGCAGCCGGAGACATGGCGCAATGCAGGCAGTTCAACATTAAAGAAGGGGTTTATGAAAATGTATCCAACCGTTATTACTGGCGTTATGTTCTGGCTGTAGGCGAAAATTATATTGATTTATCTGTAGATGATTGTGCTGAAGGCAGTGATATTCCGCAAGCGGGTGATAAGATAATCCAACTGGGAAACCGTACAGACCCGGCACGTCAGAATGCGATACTTCTGTCCGCCTACGGACTTACTGCTCCTACCATACAGATGTTGCAGAGAATAGATTCTTACTCTTTGGATGGAAAGGCGGTGAAAGAAGAAGGATTCGACCAGGAGACACAACAGTTCTATTCGAATACATACGGACGCAGTTATACAGGCACACGGGATAAAGACGCATTCATTCAGTTTGACCCTGTAACCGGTTTGAAAATACACGGTGCCGAAATTGACGTTTCAACCGATAATTTCATGATAAAAGATCGGGATGGTAATCAGATTGCCGTCTTTGAAATAGGAGAAAACGGAAAGCCACGCCTTAAAGCTGATAATATAAATGCCGATGAGCTATTATCAAACGGTGAAAAATGGGCGCTCAAGAAAGACGGAAGCGGATTCCTTGCATCAAAGAATCTTGTCTGGGATGAACTTGGGAATCTTAACCTGATGGCGTCTTTGTCTCTACCTTATAAGATGTTTCAAATAAATGCGGATTCAACTCCGACACCTATGGATTTATCGGAGGGGAGATACTTTGTAGTACGTTACGGAAATATATATGGCGATCAAATCATAGAGCTTCCCGCTCCCAGTCCGGAATATAATGGTTCAGAAGTTAGAATTTATTCCGGGTTTATGACAACAAGGTCTTCCAGAAGCTTCTTTGATCTGACAATAGAAGAAAACGGTATATTCTTCTACCCCGGATATATTCCAGTAGCAGGCTCCCCAATACAAATATCAAAAGTACGTGTTTCGGATAAAGAAATTGTTTTGAGATGTATTTCATTTGGAGATTTCAGTTTCTGGTATATACAAAATTACAAAGACTTTGCAAATGAGGATTTTAATCCATCAGAATAAAAATATAAACTATGGCAGAAGAAAAATACATATTTACAGTAACGGGCGATCATGCTAATGAAATATTGATTTGCCCTGTCCCCGTGGGCGGAATATTTATAACTAAGTTGACTGACAACCCTGCCGTCCGTTATCCGGGCACAACTTGGGAGAAGTTGGAGGGTCGTTTCCTTTACGGTACCTCCGAGCAGGAGGAAAGTGGTGCAACCGGTGGCAGCTCTTCGGTTGTGCTAAGCGTTGAGAATATGCCTGCCCATACTCACGCACTTACTGCGAAAACAGATGAGTCCGGTTCCCATACCCATACAGCGGGCAATCACCGTCATCAGGTAGACAGCCATAGCCATACACAGCCGTCACACTCGCATAGTGTTAAGATGTCGGATAGAAACGACAGCGGCAATCCAAACTACCTGTTTGCTCCGAATGGCGGTAACTACGGTATGGAATCGGCAGCATCCGGAAACGGATGGGGACAATCAGGTGCAGCAGGAGGTGAAAGTACAGGTAGTGCTGCTCCTTATACCAGCTATACAAATCCAACCACGTCTGAAAGCGGAACCCACTCTCACGGACTAAGCGGAAACCTTGCTGAAACTGGAGGAGGAAAAGAATTCAGCATCCTTCCGCCATATATCAAGGTCCATATATGGGAAAGAAAATCATAACATTTAAACATACAAAATATGGAAAAGTATATTTATTTAGACAGGGAAAACGCAAAGAAAGGTACAGCTCTTGTTTTTGCAGTCAAAGATCATCCGGTAAAGGATTATCCGGCATATTTTGGGGGTAAGGCAATAGAGTTTGTCGGAGAAGATCTTCCGCATTATATCACCTACGTACAGGACGGAGATAAGGAGTATGTACGTGAAGCCACACGAATAGAATTGTATGAAAGGGGTATAATATCCCTTCCCGCAAATGAGACTGTTTCGGATGGCGCTATCGTAAAGAAAACACGTGAGCAGCTTGTAGCCGATGGTGTAATAACTTTGGAATCGGAGCTGTCTAAAGCCCGGTTTGATCGGAAACGTCAATTAGAGGCGGTAGATTTGTACGACAAAGCGGTATTGCGTGGGGATGTTCAAGAAACAGAAATGCAAAAAAGTATCCGGGATACCTATCGAAATAACTGGCTTACTATCACTGACCGATATACGGATATTAGTATTCCCATTGAAAGCATGTATCCACTGATGCCTGATTTCATCGCTTACTTCTATTCTTAAATTTATGAACTATAACAAATAAAGCTATGATTCTACTAGTATTAATGTCATTCATTCTCATTGCCGGATATGTTTTTGCGATGATTAAAAAGATGGAGGAAATTCCTTACTCTATCAGTGATACCTACTATGCCCTGACGCATAAGTTTTGGTTCGGTTTGTGCATGATCGGCTCCGGTGCATTGCTTCTTCCGGCAGCATTTGAAGCAAGTACGGAAAACAGCCAGTTTCTTGTATTCCTTTCGGTTGTCGGGATGATTGTATTGGGTGTATCTCCCAATTTCAAAGGAAGCCAGAAAACCGCCCATTGTATCGGTGCTGCTATGTCTTTAATCTTCTCCCAGATATGGGTAGGTTGCAATTCTTGGTATTGGTTATTGTTATGGGCTGGATTCATTGCGTACATGGCTATCTCCATGAGTGAGCACTGGACCGGTAACTTCATCTCCGACTTCATAAAGAGAAAGCCGATGTTCTGGATTGAGGTAATTTCATTGTTGACCGTTTATCTAACCTGTTTAGTATGAAAAAGAATACAAAAGAAGATATACAAGTATGGACCGCAGTGGGAATGTTGTTTGCTGGAGTCGGATTATCCGTTGCAGGTTTTGTTGTAGAGCCGTTAGGTCAGATTCATGACAGTGTATTGTGGTTTTTTGCTCAATGTCTGATATATGCTGGCAGTATATTTGGGATTGGGATTTATGTTAATGGGAAGTTTAATAGTTTGGTTGATAGGCTTAACAACAATAAAGAAGTAAAGGGTGATGAATCACATAAATAAAATCAGCGCATTAGCCAGCAAGCTTCTATCCAAGATCGGAATAGACGGCATGGCACATATTATAGTATGCCAGAACTTAGTTATGTGGCTATCAAAATATACGCCACTGTGGTCAGCAATCATTATAACCGTCGTGATCTTCGTCCTGAAGGAAGTGTACGACAAGTATTTCAAGAAAACAGAGTTCTCAATTAAAGACATCATCTGTGATTGCGTGGGTCTGGCGTTGGGAATATTAACATTGATATTATAGGAGGAAATAAACATGAGTTTACCAAGAGGTTTGAGAAACAATAATCCGGGTAACATCCGGATCACAAAAGATAAATGGCAGGGATTGAGAGAAAAGCAGGAGGACAAATCGTTCTTCCAGTTTACGGAAATGAAATGGGGTTACCGTGCCCTTATCCGAACCTTGCAAAACTACCGTAAAAGACACGGCTGTCAGACGGTGGCAGATTTTGTCCACCGGTGGGCACCGGAGAACGAAAACAATACAGCCGGATATATCAGCCGTGTATGTAGCGAAATGCAAGTCCCGAACACATACGTTCCGGACATCAACGATAAGGCGACTATGTGCGCTTTTGCTGCCGCCATCTCACGTGTTGAGAATGGAATTCCGGCTGTTATGGCTGACATAGAAGCCGGATGGGATTTATTATAAACTTTAATCAATAGGAGGAACAATCATGGCAACAATAAATTTGGAGTTCAAAAAGAACAGTAGCGTATGGTATGCGGAATTTCAGGTAAATTCTGATTTCAATATTCATTTGGAACGCAACAACTACGGTCGGGTGAATATTCTTCAACGGACGACAAGTGAGGGGAATTTTGAACCCGTAGTTTTGCCCGGAAGTCTTGCGTACAATGCAGGGGTAACCATAGACTGTGATTTTTCCGCATTGGTCTACCCCAAGACAATCCGCATCGAAAGTTATAGCGAAGTATTAAGTGGAACAGTAACCGAATCCGGCAATGAAGCTTAACAGGTTGTCTTTAAATGTAGTGGGGCTTAACCGGATCGGATTAAACCGAATCGGTTCGCCCTCCCGTGGCTCTTCTTCCGGTTCCGACCGTTCTTACATCGACCCAGAAGTCTTAGCCTCCCTGAAAGCCGTCTGCATCTGCTACGGTAAAAGCAACGACGATCCGGACAGGGCTATTATCAAGAACTTGGTGGACCCTGACAATCCGTTTGTGATTAGCAATGCAGCATTCAAATTGAATAGTGGGTTTGGTGAGTATAAAGAGGATTTTACTACTTGGTCTAAAGTTGCTGGAACTTCTATTATTACTGATAGTAAGTATGTTCTTACTGATGAGAAGGCTATAACAAATGCTGGTTATTTCTTATGGAATAGATTAGCTAAAGATAGCTTTAAAGTAAAGATAAGTAACATACCTAATGGTGGGTGGATGTCTTATAGATATAGGATAACAGAAGAAGATACTCAATTTTCATCCTTGTCTATAAGAGAAGATGGTATTTATACTCTGCCTGCAACAGTTGCAGGTAGTGATGTAGATTTCTTTATAAGTACTGCCTCTGCTCCTGCCAAAGATTGGGTTGGACTAACTATCACTCAAATCCCCTCTTTCAAAGGTGCATTCTTCACCGACGGAATCGACGACCTGATTACTTCCACCAAGACCGTACAGGAGATGTTGGGAGGAAGTAATGAGATTACGGTGGTAAGTTTAATAACCCACATATCAGGCACAGGAAAGTATAATATCATAGGCGATGGCGGAATCCAAGTAAGCGATTATTCCGGTCAAACCTTTATGGCAGGGACTAGCAGTAGTGGTGAAAAGATAGTGGAGCTTGGAGACAAAGAGAAGCTACAAGCTGTTCAATATACTACCTTTGATTCGAAGTTAACCATCGGGCTTGAAGACAGCAGTTATGCGTATTATGGTACTTTTGTTTTTAATAAAGAAAACGTCCCTGTAGACTGGATTCATCAGGTAATAGCCTACTTCAACTTGGATAGAACTCTTAACCCTGATATACTGTGTAATACCATCAAGCAGGGAATCACCAACGAGAACCACGCAGAGTTTGGCGATAAGCTGATTGACTTTTCAGGCAACGGTAGGGATATTCAGCTGAATAATATTGCTTGGAAAGGGGATTCAGGTATTGGGAAGTATGAGACTGATTTTACAACTTGGACTAGAAGTCATTTTACTGATGAAGTCAATTTTACCCCATCTAAAATCGAGGTAACAGGAATCTTAACCACTAATTCCATACTAATAAACAACAAGCCAACGCCTATATATAATGTTGAGATACATAGTCCCAATAAATCAATAGTTGTTTATTATCAATATAATGATGATACTGGTGTTAAACGAATTGCATTAGTTGATGGGATTAATGAATTACCATCTGCTAATGATTCTTTATTTGTTACCTCTGACCGTCTTAATAGTAAAGGTATAACCATCACCCAGATTCCCTCCCACGCAGGTGCTCTCTGCCTTGACGGAGTAAATGACTACGGTAAGGTGACAGGGATGCCTGTTTACAAGGATTATACGGTAGTAACCGATAGAGAAATATTTGCTAATATTGGAGCTATATTGTCAAAGAATAATCCGGGGGCATTTGTGGAAACTGCCGGAAATAGTGTTTATAGTTTTGGTCAAGCTACTTCTGGTCTAAAATTTATTTCTACTAGAAGTATATCTTATTTATCTAAATACTCTTATTGCGGGCAATCTATAGCAGCAGGTGCAGCAGAAGATGTCCTGATATGTGGTTAGGAACAATTAGGGATGGTGATTCTCGTTTCTTCAACGGAGCTATCTACTCTCTCATGTCCTTCCCATATAGTATGTCCGAGTTCTTGATAGAGCGCCAGTTGAAGAAGCATAAGCTGGGTACGCTGTATCCGGATATGGTGGAGTTTAGACCGATAGTGAAGAGTAATCTACCTTATTCTTCCATAACCTATTCTGTTAATCCCGGAGAATATATCTCTGTAGATAGCATGGTTACCATCACTGTAACGTTGCCAAATACCTCTGATAAGCTAATGGAGGTATCGTGCAATGCTATCAGTGATATATCCATATCCGGTGACAATGGCGTTTACGAGATTACGGGAAAGATAGTCAAATCCCCTCAAAAGATAAACCTTGTTATCTCCAGCTACTTGACAATGCTGAATAACGAGACTTTAATTTCAAATGAAACATTAATTAAAAACGAATGATATGGAAAATTTAGAAAAGATACAGGAAATCGGAACTACCGAAAAGGCTTGGATTGAATATGCACAAGCTATCGACCGAAACAACGAAAATATAAGAATAGCGTTAGATGGTATTATTCGCAAAGAAGTGCTTCAATCTACTATGAAAAGAATAGCTATTTATGTCCCTTTTCCCAACATGAAATTACCTATTTTTTTGAAAGTTCAATGTGCTTCTCCTACAGTTCCTGTTTTTAATATATATTACAAGGATAGCCAATCCGGAACACTTAAGGTTTACCTCAAAAATCAATCATTTGATACTGAAATAGAAATTAATATTCAGCCCGGATATCCTTATTTATATATCTATTCTACGAGTATTGATGATGAGGTAATCGAACCTGTAGATTATTCATTTACTTACACGACTCCTGATTCTATGGAATATATACTAAATAACATAGATTTGAAAGGTTCTAAAATTGTAGCATTTGGAGATAGTATTACAGAGCTTAAAGATGATAAAGGTCGTAGTTATAGTGATTATATCGAGAAATTTTATGGTGCAAAAGTGTTTAATGTAGGTATTGGGGGCACACAGATTCGCCAGAGGACCCACCCTGTAGAAACTCCTACTAGCGAATTGCAGGGATATGCCGCACTGGATGTTATAAACATGGTGAAAGCCGCTTGCTCCCAGGATTTCACTATGCAAGAAAATGCTGCGACCTATTTGAAGGAGCTTAAAAATAGTGATAAAACAGCTATAATTGAGTTGTTGAAGTCCGTAGATTGGGATTCTGTTGATGCAGTCACAGTTTTTGCAGGAACAAATGACTGGCCTTCATATTCTGCGACTTTAGGTGAGAGTGGAAGTACGGATATTGGTAAGACTTTAGGAGCTGTCAATGAAATTATAAGATTGTTATCATCGACATACCCTCATGTGAAAATCTATTGGTTCACCCCTATTGTTCGATATTCGTCTTACTCTATTTCCGAATGGGATGATAGGTATTGGAGTGATAGGATGGGTAGCACTGAACAACCATATCTTCCACAATCAGGAAGCAATGAGCCTAACACCTCTGGCTCATTGAAAAATGGGACACTTAAAGATTTTAGTGAAGCTATTGAAAATGAAGTAAGACTTAACCATATCCCATGCTGTGATATGTATAATACGTTGGGGTGGAATAAGTATAATTTCAGCCAATACTTTAATGATAGTGATGGTACACACCCTAAAAAAGGATTCAAGGAAATAGCTAAAAAAAATTGCTTCCTTCCTAATCGCAAATAAAACGTTTTAATAGCAATTATGAAATACATTACATTCCCCACAGCGAATTTGAACGAAATTATTAACAAAATAACATTTATAAAATAACTTATGTCAACGTTACAGTACATCGTTTTTCCATATTCCGATTTGGAGGAAGTTCCACAAGAGGAGCTGGATAAAAGAAATTTAGTGCCTCGTATAAGCTTGAATGGTAAAAAGGCTTTGATGAAAGCCGAACATTATGCTGAAATATTTGCAAGTAAAATGATTATGACTCTTTCAGAGGATGGAGAGACACCGATTGTGTCTTATCCTTATCCTGTCTACGAAGGCGAAGAATTGAATACTTTGCTGGCAAGTTCGGAGTGGTCTTCAAGTGATAGTATTCTATGAAAACCCTTCCTTGGATGCTAGTCTGCCTGTTGATTGGCGTGATCGTGTGGATGCAGTGTAATCCGCACGATCCGTCAATGGTGTACATTAAGGGAGATACTGTACGTATCCGAGACACAATAAGAGACACAATACCCAAACCGGTAAAGGAAGCTCTAAAACGTACCGATACGGTATATTTACCGATCCTGATAGATACTACCACCGATAGAACCGTAGAAGGCGATTCGATTCCGGTACTAATACCGATTACAAGTAAGGAGTATAAGACCGATGATTACCGGGCGGTAGTCAGTGGGTATAATCCCAACCTTGATTCTATGGAAATATACAGGGATAATAAAATTATTACTTTCCCGCCTTTACAGAAGAAGAAACGCTGGGGATTAGGTTTACAAGCAGGATATAGTTATCCGGGTGGTTGGTACGTAGGAGCTGGGGTTAGTTATAACTTATTTATATGGTAATACCGGCACTATCTTCACAGACCGTTTCCGGTATGAAAAGTTTAAGTTTCACTTATATAACAATTTCCTACGGAAAAAGGTTTTAAAGGAAAGGAGGATAAAATGATACATTAATTAATTCTAAGTACTAAGTTTATCCGGTAAAGTAGAAGGCCGGTAATCGTTAACAAATAACCTTCAAGAGTTATACTTTGTGTTTGTCCCTGGCTATGTAGTCGGGGATTTTTTTTATTATTTGTCGTATCATTGTTGTCCCATTAAAATCTAAAAGAGTTCTTTGAAATATTTGAAATTTAGTTAGTTACAGCGATTTTCCGAGCGAACGGACTTGAATTTGTAGCTTTGCATCAGATTAATCCGATGGCATATGTTCCAAGACAAATACGTTTTCGCTCAATTGGCTTCATTTCTGAATCGAAGTAAGTTTAACCGCATAGTCACCAAGTATGATGGTGATAAATATGTGAAGCACTTCACCTGCTGGAATCAACTACTTGCTTTGATGTTTGGTCAACTTTCTAATCGTGAAAGTCTGCGAGATTTGATAGTTGCTCTTGAAGCTCATCATTCCAAATGTTATCATTTAGGAATGGGTAAAAATGTATCAAAGTCATCGCTGGCAAGAGCAAATCAAGATAGAGACTATCACATCTTTGAAGAATATGCTTACTACCTGGTTAGCGAAGCACGACAAAAGTGTGCTAATCATATTTTCAAACTTGGCGGTAACGTTTATGCTTTCGATTCGACAACTATTGACCTGTGCCTTTCAGTCTTTTGGTGGGCAAAATTCCGCAAAAAGAAAGGTGGTATCAAAGTGCATACATTATATGATGTGGAAACACAGATTCCTGCATTCTTTCATATCACGGAAGCATCCGTACACGATTCTAAAGTTATGATTGAAATTCCTTATGAACCAAGCTCTTATTACATCTTTGACCGCGGTTATAACAACTTCAAAATGCTGTATAAAATTCATCAAATTGAAGCCTACTTTGTTGTCAGAGCAAAAAAGAATCTCGGGTACAAATCCATCCAATGGAAACGTAGGCTGCCTAAGAATGTGCTTTCAGACGCAAGTGTACTTCTGACAGGATTCTATCCTAAACAATATTACCCAGAGCCACTTAGATTGGTTAAATATTGGGATGAAGAACAAGAACGAGAATTTACATTCATAACCAATGCGATGCATATATCTGCGCTTCAAGTTGCTGAACTTTATAAAAATCGCTGGCAGGTAGAGCTGTTTTTCAAATGGCTCAAGCAGCACCTTAAAATCAAAAGATTTTGGGGAACTACAGAGAATGCTGTTCGAATACAGATATATGCTGCTATATGCGCTTACTGTTTGGTGGCAATCATTCAACACGATATGCAACTGAACAGAAGTACATATGAAGTGTTACAAATACTGAGCATCTCATTGACTGATAAGACTCATCTGAGAGACCTCTTTGATAAAACTAAATTTCAAAATGACAAAGAACGATTCGGACCAAATGGGCCAAGTTTATTTAATTTTTAATTCGTCCCAATTTTAATGGGACACTAATGTTGTCGTATATAAAATAATCATATATATTTGTCCAAATAAAATTGATATGCTATGGAATACTTAGATGAATTTAAGGAATTTGTAAATTACTGTAATCAAAATGGTAAATATGTTGGTTGGGGAAACCCTAACTCTAAAATACTAATAGTGGGTAAAGAGTCTGCAATGGAAGAACCTGATGAGTTTTATAACAGCAATGCATCTATGTGGGATAATCATGTTAGTAATGATACAATTATGGAGTTATGTCATAAAGTAGAACAAGATGTTAACGTAGCAAAAGGGTGGGGTGTAAATACTTGGAGCAAGTATCAGAGATTAAAAGATTATATCTATGGCAGCGAAGGATTTCACAATCGGTATGTTGATTTCCCAACTCAAATATTTACTACCGAGATAAATGATGCCCCTAGCCTCCGAACTGCTCAAGCCGATAAAAGTGGAATTTCCTCACGGAAAGAATTGTTCCAGGTATCCTCCTTTATTCAAAGTTTTCCTGTGATTATATTGGCATGTTCTAATTATATTCAGAATAATGACAATATTCGCGAGATAGATAAGATTTTTGGTGTCACTTATGATGGTGATGATGTCGGTAGATTTTTGTTTAATAAAGGGAATTGGTTTTATACTCATCATGATGCCGGTGGTAGAAAACTTGTAATCCATACTCGTCAGCTAAGTGCGGATGTAAAGGATGATATGTTAAAGGAGATGGCAAAAATAATAAAAAAACATTTGGAAAGGCATGTTTGATTTATTAAATCGCTATAATAAACAGGGATGTTTAAAATTCACAATTGATGACAATTTGAATAGAGAATGTGAGAAGGCTCAAATTCCTGATGATTGTTGTGGAGTGTATATTGTATATGGCTATTTTAAAGGGACGAAGGTTCCAGTTTATATCGGAAGTTCGGGGCATATAGAAAATGGAAAGACAGTGCATCGCAAAGGAGGACTAAAAAGACGAATAATTGGGAAGCAGCAAAAGACTCCTAGATGGAAACTGTGGCCTGAAAAAATGCGTGCGCTATCTATCTTCGAATTGGAAATATGTTGGTATAATACAGAAAATGACAATCCGTTACTAGTAGAATACTGTTTAATATTGGAGTCTGTTATGCAAAATAAAAGATTACCTCTTTGGAATAGCGAATTAAAATTGAGTAGGGAATTGAAAGGTGAGTTTGAAGATTTTGTAAACAATAATAATATTGAATGTTTAAAAATATAATATGGGGAAATAAATGCGATCATAACTTCGTTCTT